TACCCGAAAATGTGGGGGGAGTTAAATCAACAATACAAGCCTGAGAGCTTGGCTGGAATGAGCCACCAGTTACTAGTTGATTTGGTCTTTCATCTCCGAGGGAGGTGCTTTGCACCCCTGCCTCGAAAAATAATAAATTACTCATTATTAGCTATCCTTAAGGCTTGGTCTAATATCAACGCCTGGAGGAGATACAAAAGTGTATCTTACTAATGTTCCAACAGTGTTTGGAATTGTTCCAAGGGCAAGCCAAGTAGTTCCTCCGTTTGTGGAGTATTCGAATCTAGCAGTCTCATTAGTGATATCGTGATCTACTAATAAAACCCCTGATAGATCGTATGCCCTAAAGCTCAATGTTGATGGTACAGCAGACTCATAAGTCTTTTTAAGTCTGAAACCAACTCGAGTAGGAATTGATGAAGACGAATCATCATAGCTGTATTCCCAATTATCGGACAATTCTTCTGCGGCTACATAGCCAATAAAAGCATCTGAAATTTGTACGTGACTCGTTTTGTCCATTGAATGAGATTTGAATCCAAATTTAAATTGAATTTGAGATCCGAGAGGAAGATTTAATTCTTGATCCTGGTCTATTGTTACCCACCCACCAGATATTGAACCAAAACCGCTAGTTCTGTATTCAACTTGAACCTCTCCACCGGACATAATTAATTCACGCTTAACATCAACTAATTTTAGCAATGCGTTTTCTGGTAAGCTAACAACTTTTGAAACAATATAAGAATGATCGAAGATAATATCTGATCTTATATCTGAGGCAAAAACTCCTCTTTGGCCAGTCGCAGTTGAGTTTGCAAACAACCACCCACCATAATTTGTAAAAGTGGTATAAGGGGCAGCCGGCCTCATTTCGTATGCATCTCTAGATGTTGTTTCATACCAAGAAACGCAAGTATCCCCGAAAATTGCAGTAAGTTTATTATTCTCTACTTTTTTAAGTATAAATCTAAACGCATTTGTTGCTGCTTGACCGGCTAGAATGATTGCATGATCTAGGGCATCTGACCATGAAGCAGAAACTACAACAGGTGCAACAATTTGGTTTAAAGCCCCAAGCATATTTGATGTTGTCAGTGATGGCCAAGCAGTTGCCCCAGCAGTTAATTCATCAAGTCTTCCTAAATAAAGGTTAGATGATGTTGCAAAAAATGCACATTTTTGACCATTTAAAAGTGATCCGTTCAATGGAGCGTTTGTCGGAGTAGCAATTGCATCTACGTCTGTTGTGGAGAGTAATGTCCCAGCAATAGCGGGGAGGATACTTGTCTGATGAAGCCATTGGGAATTTGTATGACCAAAAGCTCTCCCAAACGTCACACCTGTAGCTGATGTTACTGCGGCTATTGATGCACCTCCAGCAGTTAGCGATAGTTCAAAATCATTTGTTGTTAAGTTACGAACAAAATAAGTGGTATTTAAGGCAAAAGCTGCTGGAAGTGTACCAGCAAGAAATTGAACAGGCTCATTTTCTGTTAATCCATGCCCAATTAAGCTTATCTTAGCCGGAGTTCCTGAAATAATATCACCTGTTAATGCTGAGTAAGTCGGAGCAACGGAGGTATCTCGTACAAAGTATTGTGAATTTGCCGCAGTTCCTAGGTGAGTGTAAAGACGGTTTGATGCTGTGTCGAGTATTGCACCAAAGGCGTCAATCTCTTGGTTCAATGGTTGCATTACCACGCTTGTTGGGCCAGCAGCGGCACCGATTGAAGCACCATTAAACGTAGCAGACAATTCAAAATCATTTAATCCTGCGTTACGAACAAAATACTTAGTGTTTACTGCAAAGGTTGATGTTGTCCAAGCCGACCCTACTTGAGATGTAAAATAAACTTGATCATTGTTATTGAATCCATGAGAAGCAAAGTTAAACTTTACAGGCGTACCAGTAGTGATAGTCATTGATCTAGAGCCAAGAGATGCAAATCTACCAAGTTGATAAATTGCTTTCTGGTTGTTACCAGTAGCGAATGGAATCACCGGAGGAGATACTTGAGAAAAATCCGACTTGGCAATATTGTTTGCCATTAAGACACCAGACCCACCCAAGAGAATTGTTCCAGTAGCTATTAAGTAAATTTTCCAACCAGTTGTTCCATTATCAATTACTTTTAATGATCTTATCGTGTGAACAATTGCTGGAGATGAAGGAAGAGAAAAATTTATTCTTCCGACGTATGTATGTATTCCAGTGATTTGATCAAATTCATAACAAAAAATCGGTATAATACCAGCCGCTATTGCACCTAAAAAAAATCCACGGCCATTTTCAGACGCAAAACTTGTTATTGCCGGAGCAATACCCGTGTCTGAAAACACATCAATGAACCTTGTGGGAGATGGCCCTAATACTGACTTAGAATCAATTGTTCTTTGACTTACTCGTCCGGCCAATGTTGTGCGTGTTTGGTCATAAGAAGTTCCGGTCGATGCCAAAAGTTCAAGGTCTAATGATTTCATTTATTAAATCCTTTAAAGAGAAAGAACAAAATAATCTCTTTCTAATTTATATTTATTCAATTCTAAAACGTATTCAAAATTTTTTACAAGGATATATGCACCAACAGATGGTGCCTGATATGTTATTTGAGAAATTCTTTCGTTTTTAGTTCCAAAATCAAGCCAAGTATAATTCTTGTCTCGATCTGGAGCTTTTAAAATTTGTTGAGCTATATTATCATCAATAGATGCTGTAATTGTATTTCCGACAAAGACTTCTCTAGCTGTATAGTCAGATCCCCTCGTTGGAGAGTCAACAAAGCTTTTGTGATCTTTATCTCTAGTCGTTCCACTAGCTGTCTGAGGTATTGCCAAGCTTTTCCTCTACATTGTGAAGTGTGATGTCGTCGTTATCATAATACCATGCAATCCATTCTTTTTTAACAAATTGAATATCAAAAAAGTGAACTCCATATCCTAGTCTGGATTGGAGTAAAAGCATAAGCCGCTGTAGCCCTTTCGGACTACTAGCGGTTATGTATTTTGGAATTCTACCAACAGGTTTCTTCATCTATTACGGAAGATCCCAAGCACGAACAATTAGCTCGCCATCTTGAAGAGCTGACAATCCATATTTAACATCCCAAGTGTGGGCCATAGAACCAGCACCAAACTCAATAGCCTTTTCCATGTCATGAACAGGGAGTCTGTGGAAAGCAAAACCTAAAGATTCTCTGTGACAAAGAACCATTTTGCCATCAGCAAACATACCGCCAGTAGCAGCGTTAGCAGTTCCAGCGTGGTTAACAACGATAACTCTCACGCCGTAAACAGATCCAAGTTCTCCGCTAACAAGTGGAGTTCTGTCGCCGTAACGATCAGCTTGAACAAAGTTAGCAACGCCAAGAAGTTGTTTTCTTTCTTGAGGACGAACAATTAAGAAACGATTGCCATCATCAAGCATATTAGCTTCATCAGCTTTTTGGATCATAGAAAGAAGAGTGTCTTCAATGTCAGTTACACCTGACTCAAAAGCAACATCGTTAGCAGATGCAGCACCTGTCCAAAGAGTATTTAGTCTTTCGATATCTAGGTTTCTTCCGTGAGCAGAAGCAGCTCTTTCAGCAGCAGTAAGCTCGTAAGAAGGCTTAGCATCAAGCTCAACATCGCCAGGGATTACGTAATAAACATACTTGCTTTTGTTAAGAGCGATCTCGTCAAAAGAAAAAGTAAGGTTCATTGCAGATGCAGCTGTTGGAGTAGCGTTATCTCTAGTTCCAACTGTAAAAGATGAAGCTCTAGGAATTTTAAGTGATGCAGTTCCTTTACCAACTAAAGATGAATAGTCAGCAAAAAGACCAGATAGTTTTGAAGCGGCTTGAAGTTCTCTTTGAACAACTTCGGCAACCAGTGCTTCTTGAACGTCAGCAACGTCAGCATTTTTAGCAACAGTCATGATATACCCTCCAGGTATTTGTTATTTTCTATTTTGTTTATACGCCTCTTTTAATTCAGCAAGAGACATATCCTTTAAACTCTTCTTTGGTTCTTCTGGTGCTTTTTTACTTGGATTTCCGACTGATGCTTGTCTAGGAGTTGTTTCAAATAAGAAGTAATTTTCTTTCTTATTCTTTTCAATGATCTCTTTCAAGCTATCAGTGTTAATCGTAAAATTATCACCAATCTCAATAGAGCGTAAATCTTCATCATCCATTAATCGAATAAGCTTATCTGGATCCTTACAACCTGCCTTAACAGCTTCTGTCTTAATTGATCCTGTCAGCGTATTCCAAGCATAGCTTTTATTTGTTTTATCAAGCCTGCTTTCTAATTCTTGGACTCGCTTCTTGTAGCTATCAAGTAACTCCTCTTTTTTGCCTTCAGCGTGAAGCTTTTCTTCTTCTAGCTTTTGCAATTTAGATTCATACTCTGAAAGTCTTGATTGGAAGCTTTTCTTTTCCTTTAAAACTTTCTGATAACTCGTCAAAGAAACTGAATCTTTACTCTCAACAGTCTCGCCACTGGCTTGATCTGCTTGCTCCACTGGAGCTTGAACTTCTTCACTCATTGTCAATCCTTTTATTGCAGTTGTCAATTTTACTTTATCCGAGAAACAAGCTCGAATATCTTTTCTCTAACTAAAGTAGTTATTTCTTTTTTGGCTTCATCTGTTAATTCCATATAATTATGGCCATGATCTTCAATTATGCCACGGCTAATTTCACTATACGGAGATTGGCTTCCGATCTTCTTTGTCTTGCCTTGATACTTTTTATGTTTCTTACTTGAATGCTCAATTACAAAGGTTCTTTCATTGGTATTTGCTTTGATGTTTTTTCTAAGATCCTCTAGTAACTCCCCAGTAAAGACAGCTTTAATCTTGCTTCTATCATAGGCCGGATCAGTTCTATTAATTGGATCATAAGTTTCTCGCCATTTTGTAGTTAATGGGCTTGGTGATTTTTCTGACTCATAATTTTCTTTGATATCTTTTACGACAATAGCACCAATTTTATCTCTTAATTCTTTATCTCTAAAAAGCTTATTGATCTCTATCCTAAGAGTCCTATTTAGTTTTGCCTCAAGTTTTTTTATTCCCTTGATGCTAACCGTTGCCATCGAATCCCTCAATCTCAAGATCAATCGTTTCTTGAATTGCTCGTCTTAGCTCTGCCAAATCAACCGCCCTTTCTGTTGTGGTCTTTTCTGATTTGCTAGGCTTTTCTTGATCAACTGCTTTAATTATTCTTTTAAGTTCATTATCTTTAGTTATGCCAAAAAAGGTTCTCTGAGGTAGCGTATCGCCCACGTTGTGATTATATGCCTTAAGCGTTTCCACTCCTTCGGACATCTTTATTTTAACAATATTCTTTTGAGCTTCTGGCTCAAATGACTGAAGCATATCGCCCTCAAGAATAAGATCCACCGAGTTTCTTGATACACCTTTTTTCTCGGCATAATCTTTTGAATATTGAGCAAACTTGCTTCCGTTAATATCCTTACCGCTAGAAGTTCTTTCAACTATTCTCTCTGCTACAAGCTCAAAGAATAATTCTTTTTGATAGTCCGTTGGTTCATATCCTAAGAGCTTTTTAAGGTTAAACTTTTGGCTTACCTCGCTCTTGGAGTATTTAGGATCATTAACTCCATCCATTAAACAATACCTGCATATTGATCAACTTCTTGAATATGCTTTTGGGCTTCTTCTTTAGTCATACCCTTTAGCTTCATGAGAACGTGAACCCTTGAAGTCAGCCCAAGCTCAATTTCCTTAGCAGCTACTTCTAGCATTTCCATTTCTGTTTTAATCATCTCAGGCTTGGCAAATTCTATAATTTCATTAATCTCTTCAACATCATCAGGGAGTGATATTTGATACATATCAGAAAGCATAAGCTCTCCATCTACTCGCTCACCTCTGAATGAATTAATGTAGCAAGCTATGATCTCTAGCAGTTCTTCTTCAACGTGCTTAAATAAAGAAATATCTTCTTGGCTTGCTTCAAACTTTTCTACCATCTGAAGTAACTTCTCTACTCCACTAGATGCTGTGCTTGACTGTGGATTACCAGATACGATTGATGTATCTAGTCCTCTAGATGATAAGAATGCTGCCAAGAATGATTCTCTAAACTCTCTAATACCAGAAAGATCTGATCCAGGATTAGCAAAGCCAAACTCTGACTGTACTGGATTCTGCGGGTTTTGAGGAATGAAGATCATCTTATCTACCCCAATACGAATATTCTCAGGCATATGCTCAGCATCACCTTTATAGAAAGGCTGTGCGTGACCTTGCATTTCTACTGTTTGAAACTCAGATGTAAGGATCACGTTATACATAACTGTTGCATCAAATAGAGAATCAAAACCTCTAACCCAGAACTCAAAGTTTTTACCAGATGAAACATCTACAAATGGAAGGCATTGAACATCAGCAAGTGGTGACATAATATTAACGTCATTCTCTTCAAATGCTTCAATAACTACTGACTCAGTTTCTTTATCTAAGACCTCACCATGTCCATTAGTTACAAAGTTAAATGACTTAGTCCAAAAGTAATATCTTTCATTTCTTAAGTTTTGATCATCATAGTCAGCAATTTCTTGATTGATTGAATCTCTGTATTTATCACCTTGAGAGAAGCCTGTTCTTCTAGTTGATCTTTGCATCTCATCACGGGAAGTATTATCAAAGTTAGATATAATATAAGCAAAAGGCTTTTCTGGATTCTTATCTTCGCATACAACATCAAAATGATGTGGCATTAAAACTCTGCATTTTAATTCATTCTCATATGGATAAACTTGAATAGCACACTGTCCTTCATACTTATAGGCTTCGTTAGATTGCCTTAGTACGGTATCAAGATCCATTGATTGAAATATTGATTTAAACTCTTCAACTTCTTTACCAGAAACAAATACTTTCCTAGTAGGTTGCTTCTTGTAAAGAGAAGCTTCGGCTTTAGAGATACGTCTTTGAAGGTTTACATTAGCAAAGATACTCATCTCTTTTACAGTTTGAGGATCTAGTTTTGATTCAAGGTATTCCTGCACGTATTGAAAGAAGTTATCTTCTTGCATATTCTGCTTTTTATAAGAGACAACTTTTCTTTGCACATTTTCATCTGACTTAATTTCTTGAATTATCTTTTTTCTGTAAGAAATCTCTAATAGTTTTTCTTCCATTATCTTCTCGCTGTTGTAAATGGTTTTAAAGTTCCAATCTTTTCCGTGCTATTTTTATAATAGTACATATAATAGCCTAAGGCAGAAACAACGTGCTGATAATCATTGTTGTCATCTTCCTGATAGCTTGATCCTTTCTTAATCTTTGTAAGCCGCAATCCCTCATCTACTTTTTTTGCATCTTTATATAAAAAAAGCCTAACATCACCATTATCATTTAAACAATGAGCATTAACAAGATTTTGCCTTAACCTTACTGGAGGATTTTCGTTTGGAACTTGCAGTTTTACTACTAGGCTTCTACCATTTTTCTTTTTATAGTTTTGAAGCTTTTTAAGAATAATATCGTAGTCTGTTGTTTTACTTCTTGTATCATTATTCTTTCCGTTCCTGTCTCCAAAAACTCTTACTTCATTAACAAGCTCTAGGCACCCATCTAAAATCATCTCATCCACAATCTGCTCAGTATTGAATCCTTCAACTATAAAATCTTTAATTATGTGAAAAACTCCATTTATTACTTGTCCATATCCAGATGACATTGGTTTACCGCTTGATATGTTAAAGTCATGAAAGAAGTCTAAAGGATATAACGGATTAATCTCGTATGATTTATTTTTAAGAAACTGCTTGTTCGTATCATAAGCATAATAAGGAGTTTGTCCCTGAATGCTAATCCATTGACCTTGAAGCATTCTTTTAGCCATCATTGGGTCAAGATCATTTCTAAGGTTTTCAATATACCATTTAGGCAAAAATGGATTTTGCTCCGTTAATGAATAGAATACCTTCTTTGAATAAGAATCTTTTTCAATAAATTCTTTATATAGATAGTGACTCGGCTCATCTGGATTGGTTAAGCATAAAATAAAGTTCTCTGAAACCTTGGGTAATCTTCCCACTCTCATCTTGACTGCATCATAGACTTCTTTGTTTGACTCTGATGCTTCTTCAAATACTGCCCCTGACAATTCCAGTGACCTAAACTTTTCAAGATCACCTTTATCGTATGAGTCGCCTATAATTTCTGACCCATTTATAAGCTTGATCCTCATCTCGGTCTTGTTGTATTCCTGGATTAAATGCGGAACATCAGCAATATGGGACAAAAGAGTTTGCCATAAAGTCCTTTTTAGATCTTTAAGTACTCTTCTTAAAATAAGTATTCTTGAATTTTCATTTCTTATTGCATGGAGTGCAATCACATGAGCAGCACAAATAGACTTAGCAGATCCAATTGATCCACTCATTAAAAGTTCTAGATTGCCCTTAGTATAATCAAATTGGTTAAAGTAATTAATTGCTTCATATTGCCAAGGAACAAGTCTAGGATCAAATTCCTGGAGCTGTGGAGTAGACAATTAAGCTCCGATATCTTCTTGTTTGGCATCGTTTGGAATTTCTACTTTTTCATTATTATAGGAAAGAGTGATGTTTACACCTTTATCCGCTACTGTATGAGAAATGACTTCTTTAGGCTTACCGATAAATGTATCACGTAAAAAGACGGCTGCCTGTACATTTCCCCTCACTGCTTGATTTGCCATTGCCCTTATTATTGATTCCCAGCTTTCGCCTACAATCTTTAATCCTTGCTCATGCAATCTTTTCTTGTGCTGGAGTAATTCAAAGTCATCTTTAAATGCTGACTTGGGCTTACCATTAGGATTTGCATTATTCCCAGGTTGAAATTTCGCCATCGTTTTTGCCCCGATAATCTTCGCCTTGCACAATGCCTAGCGTAAAAAGTTTTTTATCAGTTAGATAGCAGCTCATGAGTTTATTTATAACGGATTGGTTATCTGGATTTACCTCAAAAGTGATCTTTACTGACCCATCTCTTAAGGTAGAAATTGAAGAAAGCAATGCCTCTATAGTTCCAATTTCAGAAAACATTTTACCTCATGCCACTGGCTAACTGAGTAAGACCCTACTGGGATCTTTCTTTCAGGTTAACTACATGATTTATTTATGTCAATATTTTGAACTATTTTCTTTTAAGAAGCTCTTGATACATTATTTTATTTTGATCTTTAAGCGTATTAATTATTGATCTAAAACGCCTGTATTCTTCATCTATTGCTTGAGGAGAGTATGACTTAATTTCATTTTTAAGTTGATTGATTTGCCAATTAGCATTTTTAAGCTTCATCTCTTGATTGTTCTTTTTAGATTCTTCACGAAGCTCAAGAATTGAATCTATCACCTCTTGTCTTGGTATTAATTTGCTATCATCAAATTGCTTAATTCTTTGCTCGTATCCTTTAATGTAATTAATTTTTTTAGGACAATTTTTAAATAAATACTTAATTTTCATAAATTCCTCATTTTAATAATCAATCGTGAAATCCTAATGCGTGAATTAACTCTTTTCTTAATCTCTCGTTTGCTTCCCATAGCTTTTTATTTTCATCTTTTAAACTCTCCACATCAAGCATTGATGCTTCTAGTAGCTTTGCTGTATCATTTATTCTCTTCTCGCAATGCTCACAAGCTGCATTCCATATTTTTTCACTCATGGCCCTTTCATATGATAATAAGACAGCATCCCCCCAGCCTGATCCATCAAGAAATTCATCAAATGCTTCTTGCTCTCTCATTTATTCCCCTAATTCTTTTAAACAGACCCAGACCCAGACCAAGACCAAGACCAAGACCCAGACCCAGACCTAGACCTAGACCCAGACCCAGACCAAGACCAAGACCAAGACCCAGACCCAGACCTAGACCTAGACCTAGACCAAGACCTAGACCAAGACCAAGACCCAGACCCAGACCTAGACCTA